GGTCCTTCTTCCGCAAAGTCTACAAAACCGCGCCTCATTTTAACGCCGCCCTTTGCTAAACCTATTCCCTCAAAAGAAATTGTGGACACCGCGGCTTTAAGTCCTTGAATTATTGCGAGCTGAGCAACCGCTGCCGCAATTGTCGGCGCTGTCAAGCCTCCTGTTGATATTGCCTTGGTGGTTTCTAAAGCAATATAGGCACTTATCTGCATTGCAATGGCATCAAGGACGGCGTTCAAAACACCTTTTAAAATCGCAGACATCTTTTCCGCCATCGTTGCATTGGCATCAAGTAAAGCGGTTACTGTGTTTGCCATTGCGTTACCTATTATATTACCTGCTCCTTGAACCTGAGCAGCCCAAGCGTTTACTTCTTTGGAAGTATTTTGTATAGACGGCACCACGCCATTGTCCATATTTTCTTTCCACTCTTTTTCCTTCGCTATCTGAATATCGAGTTGCTCTTTTAGATTTTTTAATTCCTTAATTGCATTCTGCTGTTCCTCAGCAAAATATCTTGTGGAATCAGAATTAAAGCCCATTGTCTCGCCTTGTTTTGTCCACTTATCAGTCAATCTTTGGACCAAGGCTTCTTGCTCTCTGATTTTTACATTCAGCTCAGAGACAGCAATGGAATTTAATTTAATATTGAATATACTTAATTTATTAATTAATTTACCAAACCAATTAAACATTGGTATTAAACGTTCTTGGACAAAATTAAATATAACCGGACCCACTTTATTTCCAATAACCTCTGCATAGTCACCAAATATATTTCCTAAATATTTTGTGCGTCCACCAAGGGTATTTATTTGCTGCTCTGCTGAGCCGTGGAATTTTGCGTTTAATTCTGTTAAAACTTCCTGACCTTTTGCGCCTTCTTTCAAAACTATTCCATACCGCCTTAACATTTCTGTCTGTCCTGTATATGCTCTGCCTACAAGTAAAGCCGCATTTTTTAAATCCATATTTTTTGCCGCGGCTAAATCAACCACAATGCTGCTTGCTTTTAAACTTCCCTTATAGTCTCCGGTTATCTGGACAAGTTCTTTCATTCCAACGAGTATATCCTCATCTCCAAATCTGCTTTTTCTTTGTAGAGCGGACGCGGCTTTTTCAAATTCTAAAGTTGTTGCTGCGGAGGTCCCTTTTAATGTTTTTAAAGTTGCTGTCAAATCATTTACCGCGGTTTCTTGTTTTGAATACGCTGCGATGGAATAGGTTACCGCTGCCACTGTCGCAACTGCCATTACCTTAAATATCGCAGCAACTGCCATACCGCTTTTTTTAGCTATGCCTTCAAATTTGCTGACTGTGGTCCCGGCGGATGAAAATGAAGTTTTTAATTTCGCATCATCTCCAGTTAGCTTTACAAGCAGTTCCGCAAGCAGCATTTATTTTTTGCCTCCGTATTTTCTTTTGAAATTTATTTTTGACCTGCCACTTTCAAGCGCCTCAATCTGAGTTGGTGTGCAATTAGATACTTGCTCAATAGTCATATTATGTATTTCCTTCATTGAGTAAAAAAATTCATCCCAACCTATTGTTTCTGCGCTTCCCTTTCCACTGCTCGCTTTGCCATTTCGGGTAGGTCTAAAAAAAAAGCATTCTTGACAATTATGGAAATAAGTTCCACTGTCTGTTTAATGGACATGGATTCAAAATCAGCGATGGTAAAAGGCTGATTGGGATTGCAGAAATCAAGAACAGTTTTTATAAACTTAAAATCCATCGCATCTTTCTGCCCATTAAAAATATTTTTCTTTTTCAGTCCAAACAACTTTTCAAAAAAAGAGAGCGGACGCAGGGCGGCAACTGTTTCTTTTTCTACATCTTTAAGAATGTTTTCAACCTGCGCCCGCTCTTTTATAGTAAGGTCCCTTATTTTAAAGACCCTGCCGTTAGGCATTGCTATTTCTTCCTCTATGTTTAAAATTGTTTTTAAATCATATTTTGCCATGTTATTTTCTCCTTTTTAATCTTCCCATCTTATATCAATGATGGGTTCCGTTGCATCATCATTATCACCCAGCGCAAGCATCTCAATAGTGGCCTGAGTAAAATCCTCTTTGGAAAGAAGTACCTCAGGGTTATTGAAAAGCACTGCCTTAGGTAATGCAATTTCAACGATTTTTCCGGTCTTGTCATCCACGCCCGAAACAAGAATTTCCACCTCGGGTCTGTCATAGCCAGCCGCGAGCGTTGTGGAATAATTGTGCGAGGCAGTGGCGCCATCGTCAAGAGTTCCAACTGCTTCAGTCATACCCATTATATTTTTCAAAATTTCCTTTTTCATAATGGGTTTTTCTAAAACAAGTTTCCTCTGGACTTTGGTTGTGTGAACTTCAACCGCTCCAATCCTGGAGCCAGAAAAAGTTTTTATCTCGTCCTCATTGACAACTGCCACATGGTTATCAATGTCGGAAAGAGAAGTAAAATCTGCTGCGCCTACTCTGACCGTTCCGTTTATCCATCCTAAAAAAGCAGCTCCCATTTTTATCGCCTCCTTTGTTTAATTTTTTGGCCTTAACTTTATTTCGTATTGCTCAAGAATCGGCCCAAGGTTTATGTCTGTTATTTCCCACTTGCGCCGCTTAACTTTTTTATCTTTACCTATTACCACATCACATTGGACGCTTTTTAGCTTACTGTTTTCGATTATCAGCTTTTTAAAATTGTTTGCGTCCATTTACTTTTCCTCCGCTGCTTTTTTCTCAGCAACCGCTTTTTCTTCCGCTGCTTTTTTCTCAGCAGCCGTTGGCGCCTTCTTTTCTTCCTTGCCGTAAATTGCCAATTCAATTGCGTTTATATTTAGAGTAATCCTCGCAACTGTCTTGCCGGTCTTTGAATCTTTGACACTGGAAACAACAGTATTTTTTTTAATTACCGCGCCCAGTTCCTCTGCATTTAATCTTTTTGCCATTCTAGCTCACCTCCGTTCTTTCGATATTTAATAAAAAAATATAATCTGCCATTAATGTTTTTTCATCATCTTCCATCTGGTCTTCTTTATGAGATATTTTTTTGGCTCTGTGAATTATTGCTTTTTTTCCCTGGTAGGAAAAATCTATGAGCAATTTATTTATAAGTCCTGACAAATCAGACAACTTGTCCGCGTCTCTGGAAAATATTTTAACTCTGAGCGTGTGCATCTCATTCCAGCTAAACCCTGAATTTAAATCCGCGCTATCCAATTCAAAAATTAAACAAGGATATGCTTCTATATTAAGTGGCCACGCGGCAAAAATATTGGTGCCGGTTATCGCATATACAGAGGCATTCCATCTAAACAAATTAAACAATATTGCCTTAAGCTCTTGAATGACATCAAAGGAAGTATATAATATAAAATCCTCGTTTGAAGTTGTGGCACCTACATCATTCGCAACTATTTTATAAAAATAAATATGGTCTCCAGCTGGTCCAGCAATTGTATAATTATGCACGTTACCAAGCGTGGTCTTTAAAACAAAAGTGGTATTATTGTCTATGCTCTCCCACACTTCATATTGCGTGGCAGTATCAACATAATCCCACCTCAATATAATATTTGTTCCTTCCACTCTTGTTTGTAAATTCATTTATTAGCCACCTTCTGAGCGTGCTTCCAAAAAGAATCCTTGAAATATTTCTTTATACCCTCAATATTTTTTAACAGAGCAGGTAAAAGAAATGGTCTGGCAGGTATTAAAGACTTATGACCGCGCCCAGCTCTGCCGCCTAATTCGTGTATGCGCCCATAATCAGAATTAGTCCCAACGGTTCCAACTGCCTTTCCATTTTCCATTAAAATCTGTTTTAAAATACTAGCTCTAAGAAAACCTTCACGCACAAAGAGCTTGCGAGGAGATAATTTTTGTTTCCCAGTCATTTCGTGCGCCTTCTTGCTCCACCTATCAGCGCTGACAACACTGGAGGACATATTTAATTTAGCATCATCCTCAATCATCATAGACCCCACAACGATTCCACGCATGGTTACATCATTAGAAAGTTTTCCACCCAGCTCCTTAAATTTATTTTTTAGAGCCGCGGCGCCTTTTATTTCAATTCCAAAATCAATCATTTTATACCTCTGTCATTTTTTCAGTTATTGGGTCAATCTTTAATAAGACCTCATAATGATGCTCCATATTACAAAAATCTTTTTCAATGTATTTAACCCAGTAGGTTCTGGTATTATAAATTATTTTATCGCCTTCCTTGATTGCTGTATCCCATAAAAAAAAGCCTGTGTGCGTTGCGTCTATACCTAAGCCCTGAATCTTTAATGCTTGTTTACCGCCTGCTGGTTGAATAAGACATTTAACATTGGCAATAGATAAAAGAAAAGTTTCAGATACTTCACCGGTTAGCGTATTTTTTGATGCCGCTCTGGAATATATATCACAGTCAAAAGTTAATTCGCTGTTTATATCGTCCAGTAATTCATTTGACATTATAAGTCCTTCCTTATGGCAACATTCTTTATTATTTCCTCTGCATTAAATTCTGTATGGATTTGTTCAACATAACCCATATAGAAAACCGCATTGCCGTTAGCGTCTAAACCCGCGGCTTCTGCATCTGCTTCCAGCTTGTCTGCTTGCTTGTTTAATTCTGATACCGCGGAACTCTTTGAATAGCTTCCAATGGTTAATGTCTGTTTTCTTGCGAGATTATTTGCTATTGACCTTAATGCTAAGGCGGAGGCAAGTAGGACGCTATTTCCTTTTAAGGTTAAAAATTCGGTTATCTGTAAGTCCGTAAATAACAAATTCGCGGAATCAAGGTCTCCGATTATTAGCCTTACTTGCTCAAGATTAGTCATCCTACTTGCCTCCTTTCGTTTTTATTTTTTAGTTTCCGTTTGAGCTTCGCCGAGTTATGCAGGTAATATTTGCCGTGTTGGTTCCTGCGTCAACCCTGATGCCGCTGTCAAACCATATTGACATTCTCGTGGCTGCGTTGATTATTACCAGAGGGTCAATCACCAGCGGGAACGTCTGGTCCGTCGGAATTAACAAAGTAAATTTTGTATTGGTCGCCGAGGCCGCGGTCCACGTGTTTGCTAAGTCGCAAACAGTTATCGTGGTGCCAAGGGCTGCTATTCCATCAGTAAGCCCCCATATAATCATCTTGTCAAGGCACCTGTCCGCGCTTGAAGTTCCAGCCACTACTGTGAGAGGCGAGGCTGCATAGCGGTCCTCGGCCTTTACTGCTACCGCAAAACTCATGGCAATCATTATCACCATAAGCAAAAGAAACATCTTTTTCATTTTTTCCTCCTTAAGTTTTAATTCTTTCTGCCGTATGCTGTGTATTCACAGATAAATCATACGGCAGAAAGAATTTTAAATCTTATTCTATTTCCTTACAGTTCCGGCGTTGCTAAGTCCACTGTGCCGTCGCTGTAATAAGACGCCTGGCAATACCTGGTTGTTGAGTTGTGGAACATACGGACTTTAAAGTCCAAAATGTCATTCGAGAAAGAACCGAGTTCCCCGGCCACTGCGTTAGCAATCGCCTTCTGGTCGCTTACCCTAATAAACATTTCAATCCCCTTATGTCCTGCAAGCGTGAGCCTCGTTATCGCAGGCAACACAGACGGGTCCGCAAAGAGATACCAACCCGTGGTTGAATAATCGTCAAGCCACGGATTGACTATCACTTTTAACGAAAACCTGACCGGCGCTGCGACCATTGTGGCGGCCGCTATGGACTGGAGGATAGGATTCACAAGCTGTTCTGCAACAAATGACAGAGCAGTAGGCACCATGAGATAAACTGCTTTTATATTCAGTTTATTCCCGTTGGCGTCTTCCTGCGACATCATAGCTGTTAAACCAGCCTGCAATCCTTCCTGATTTAATACCGGCGTGCCTGTGTTTCCACAAGCTGCGGCATAGAAATCAGTATTTTCCGCGAAGGTGTCTGTTATCTGCTTAAACAGCGTCCTGGTCGCCGCCCTGCGGAACTTGTTCGGAAGCTGTGAAAGCTCGCCCAGAATATCATTGAGCATGGTCTCCCACGCCACACCGAATATCCTGCCGTATTTCTTGATAGCCAAGGAATCATAAGAATCGCTGAAATACGTGCCCTTATAATCCTCAGTCGGTTTCACTTCGAGAAGGTCCTCTACTTCTGTGGTCTGGTAAAGTTTTATCTCATTGAAGTTGGAAACCGTTTTTTCCTGGGTGACCTGCGTTATGTCAAGCAACGGGTCATCCACGATATAAGGCAGCTCATTATCAAGCTCGTGCTGAATGACAATGAGGTTAGCGAGTAAATCCGAACCGGTCATTGCTTCGCGCGCCTGAATCAGCTTGCCGCCTTTTGCCTTTATCTTGTCAAGGCTTTCCATAACTTTCTTATGGACAAGCGGATTGACAGATATGGCCTTTTTCAAAGGAAGGTATCCTTCAAAAAAGTTTTCGCTTACGTGCTTAAATTCCTTTTCCATTTTTAATCATCCTCCTTTCTTTTCAGATTTTAGGATAAGCGGTAAAGATTTTCGTCACAGCCCGAGACCGCTTTGTCCTGTAATACCCAGACCCTTTCAATGGTCTGGACTGTATCAAGTTCCGCATAGTCTGCCGGAAGGCCGACTATCTTTCCAAATACGCAGTTGAAATTGCCCGCCGAATCAAGCGGCGATTTTGTGAGCCTGACCGTCATTCCTGTATGAGCCGGGTCCACTACAATGCAGGTTGCATCATAATAGACTACATCCCCTATGGCAAGATGCTCAAAAGTCGCAGCCACGCCCTGGTCATAGGTTATTGTATTGTTTACCGTGTGAGCGTAAACAACATCAGCCGACATATCAACAGGTGCCATATCGTCTGAATCGGCGTCCTGCTGAATAGTCCCGAGCAAATATCCTACTTTGACAGGCTGGCCCGAAAGGTCACCTTCGCCTACAGGCAGGTCATATATCAACCTGTTAGTAGGTCCGGAAATAAAATTGTTTGCCATTTACTGTCTCCTCCTTTCATTGATTTTTTTTATTTCTTTTCTTTTCTCTTTGATGCTATGTCATCCAGCTTGGATTCCATTGATTCTTTTGCTTCTGAGCTGACACGCTCACTTTCCTCTCCATCGCCGTTGCCGAAAACTATCTTGCCATCTCCGGAATCAAATTTCTTTATGTATTCTGATTCCTCGGCAATGATTTTTTTGGTATCCTCGGCCAGCGTCTTGGTCGCTTCTGTGACCGGCATTGATTCAACTGCCTTTTTCAGCTTGTCTTTCGCCGGGTCGGGCAGTTTACTTTCCTCAATGAGTTTCAGAGCTTCTTTCACCAGTGATTCCTTTTTCTCTTTCAGCTCTGATTCCTTGAGCTTTTTCTCAGCAGCTTCTTTAGCGGCTTTCTCAGTGGAAAATTTCTCCTCTGATTCTTTCGCTTTCTTTTCCGCCGCCTCTCTTGCTTCTGTTTCCGCTTTTAATTTCTTTTCCAGTTCCTCTTTCTCCATGTCTCTTTCACCTCCTTCCTCATTTTTTTTGCTTTCAAGTGATTCAACATATCCACCGGCATTGGCAGCGGTAACAAAATCAACGCTGCGCGCCGCCACTATGTCATCCACAACAAAAACCGGTAACCCGTTCATATCTGAATCATGGCCATCTATAAATGAATGCTGCGAAAGCTCTGCGGGATTTTTTGCCTCTGCCATCGCTCTCATCCAAGATGCCATATCCTCTGCTTTAATTGTTGGCGACCCGTGAACTGAAATTGGAGCCATTACTTTGCCAACTCCTTCAACTTCCTCAAAAGTGGTTGACTGAATAGTGGCAACCATGTCATTTATATCTCTTTCGGGCCTGTTGTATTCCTCGTTGGGCGTGGTATGATTTAAAAACATCGGCACGCCATTAAAAACTCCGTTCTGGACCGCAAGCTTCAATGCTTCTTTAGTATAAAATTTATCTTTGCTTGCCGTCAAGCCTTCGGTGACAATACAGACCTTAGCGGTTTTAATCGCTGCGTCCTTCGCCGAGACAGATTCAAATATAACCTTAAAATTGTCTCGCATTTCAATTCTTTTAGGTTTCATATTTCCTCCTTAATATTTTATTAGCCTATAACATCCCTGGTTATAAAGCATTGGCAGTTTATAATGTTTCCTGCTGAGAGGCTAGCGTCTCCTGGGTGCATACATTGCTCGCCGCCCACCTCAAAGAAATCATTGAAATCTACTTGCTGTCCATTTGCTTCTATATGAGCATCCCGGCTATTATTAAAAGTGGTGTTCCAAGTCTTTTTCATTAAATTAAGTATTCCCAGCTCATTTAATTCTTTATTAGTTAAAAGCCAGCTCGCTTGATTCGCCGCAGTCAAGACCTCTGTCCTCACAATGGTTCGGTAATTCGTTTTTAATCCCCTAAAGTATTCTATCGCCGCGCCCGCCGAGGCGCCTTCTTTGAGCATAGCAGTCAAACCATCCTTTAAATCGTCCTCGAGGTTGTCTGTGATGGTTGTGGTCACTATTTTAAACTTACGTTCCATAATGACTGGTTCGACATATCTATTATAGTACCTCCCATCAAGAGGAACGCCAAAGGTCTGTGCTGCATACGCCGCCGCGGTCTTTGCTGCCTTGCGGTCGTGCTTTTCAATCGTTAAAAATATATCCCGCTTCTTGTCGGTAACAAATTTTGTTATGTCATTGGGTTCCATCGCTTCTTTAATCTGTCTAAGAGCCTTGGCTGATTCTTTTGCTGAAAGAATCTTTTCCACTGCCTTCTGTTCCTCAAGCATTTCGAGTATGTCCTCAATAACGCTGCGCATCAAGGGTTTCAAATGATTCCTTAATGATGCCTCAATCCTGCTTATCTTACCAGCAGGGAGCATTCTTATTTTCTTAAACTGGCTTTTCTTTTTGTTTGGCAAGTGCTTTCACCCTTTCGGTCTCTGCGTCCATATCACCTTCGGCGTTGTCTTCCTCGCCTGCATCATAATCATCTCCGAATTGGTCAGAGATTAAATTATCTATGTTTCTGGTTTTCATTATCGAATAAATATATTTAGCGCCTTCTCTTTCATCTATGGTTCCGTTGACTATGGCGTTATTGACCGCGGAAATCATAGCGGCGTCTTTGTCTATCAGGTCAGGCATAAATAACGCAGTATCCAATCCTTCCCAGCTCGCATTGGTCAAATCTTTTTTCATCTGTGCTAATATCTTAGTATCGGTAGGAACATCATAATCCTCTGCCGTTGTCTCTTTGATTATTATTTCTGGTTTCTTTGCCTTTATGATTTGAAGTATAAGGAATTTAAATATTTCCTCATACATCTCAGCAAATTCCTGTTGGATGCTCTGAAAGAATTTAAGCATTGGGAGTTCCATTGAGGTCGCTGTTGCTAGATTCGCATTGGACGGATTCCCAAAATAATGCTCGCTCTTGCCAGTGCCTGAACTGATTGCTTGCATAAGTATCTTTGAGGTGCCTTCAAAGGCGCCCGCATCGTGCTTTATGTCAATGGGTTCCTTCTTGAGCAATTTCTCATTGGTATACAAATCGCTTGCCACTGCGGGTGTGGCGGAATTAATCTCGCCATCTGCTGTCAAGCTCTTAGCGGTCTCCATTATAGCGTTAGCTATGTTGCTTGATACGCCATTAGGAAATTTAACGTTCCAAGCATATCTGCTCTTGGCTTTCAGCATTGACGCTGAATCCGCCGCCACTTCTTTATGAGCGTTGACCCACTTTAATGACTGCTGATAAACCGGCCAGCCTCTAAGGTTTGATTTTTCTGCTTCATTCCCAAATGAAACAAGAAATCCCCACATCCTAACCTTATTCTTTTTATCATATGCGCCGCGGAGAAGTATTTCCTCTAAGTCCTCATTGTATATGTCGGGTATATACATTGTTTTCTTACGAGGCTGCTTAGGTTTGTTATTCTCAAAGTCCCAACCTGTTTCTATCGTAGTATATTTATAAAACCTTATGCTGTCTTTATCTCCTGGGCGCGTTATAACGTCGGTAATATTGTCTGTGTTCGCTTCGACCCTTACAACGTTTTCCCCTGTCTCCTCATTGATATAAATTTTAAAAAATAATTCGCCTATGATTGCTCGCTGAGATATTATTTTACCCATGGCCTTATAACCCGTGAACGTTCTTTTATTTTCCCTGGCGTCCCAGATTGAATCTATAATATATTGGATATAAGGATTTGAGCTGATAGGACGCTGGACGCCGTTCCCTAAAACAAAACATTTATCAAGATTGATTGCCTGCTTGTAGAGAGGAAATCTTTTATAGGTATCCCTACTCCTAGCAATTACATTCTGCCTTGCTTCATTGTCTTCCTCACCAAAGATGCTTTCAAGCATATTCTTATAAGGTGCATCTTCCATTGCAAGCTGTATGTTATCAGCAACGGTTTCCATTGCTGTGAGGAACTTTTCAAATTTATTTTTAGGTATGGTAATTTCTTTTGCTTCTTTTTTCAAGACTTATTACCTCCCTGCTTCATCTTTTCAATACGCTTCATAAACAATTCCTGGAGGTTCTCATTTTTATTTATTTCCTCCATAATCGCTTTTTCTGTCTCACTGTCTACCTGAGCAAAAATATTCGTTTGCACTGTGATACCTTCGCCGTCAAGCGCCTTGATTAATTTGTAATATGTATCAATCGCTTTCATCTTGGTGGTGGTGTCGAAACTTGTTTTTAATTCACCTTCAGGTGAAAGCGTTGTGGACTTGATTGGATTTTTTATGAGAGCTATATGTTCCTTAATCACATCTTCCTTGCACAGACCCATCTTTTCAAAAAAACCTTCATAGATGCTTTTGTACCTGCTTATTAATTCTTTTGCCTTATTCTGAGACACACCTGATTCTTTAATCGCTATGTCAATATCACCTGAGCGCACAAAGGCATTGATAAATTTTACCTGGTTAGGATTCCTTAATTTCATTTTTGCCTCCTTCGCTCGCTTAGAATCATATATCTTTCTTTGATACAAGTATACTGGTAGCAATCTACCATGTAAATGTTAATAAACCCTAAACTTTTAGAAATTAAACGCCTTATTTATAAGGCGTTTCCTTGAATCCATCGCTTAATCAAACCATATTTGATATTATTTTTTATTCTGATATATAATTCTAGACATCTACCAAGAATTTTATAATTCTTAAATATTTTTAAATCTCTAAAAACTTTTAAAATTCTGAGAATTATATACTTCTTAAATAATTTTTATAAAATATAATATTTCTATTACTCTATAATTATTTTTTTTAATTATTATTTATTATATACAAACCATGTTAAACAGACAGACAACACAAGAGAAAAGACTAACAACAACGGCTGCTTCCACCACTTTGAGAAAAGAACGAAACATTAAAAAGACACCAGTTTCCTTGCTTTCGTTGAATTTACGAAAAAATATATCTATCCCTCCCCAATTGGATGACGGTCTTGGTGTTTGTGCGATTCCACAAACCAGACACCTGGAAGTCATTCTGGAGGGATAGATATATTTTCCTCTGACTATTTATAAGGGGTTTTCTAGCTCGGTCCATATTTCACCTTAAAAATATGATGGAAAAATGACCCTGCTTTCTATACCCAGCACGAATCAAAACGCAGTGTATCTCTTTTTTACTTGACAAATTGACAAAAATACTGTATAATTATACTAGAAAGATGAAAGATACTAAGAACAAGAAAGGAGGCGTTCAGTGGCTTGTGATTATGAAATCAAAGTCAAACTTTATAAAGACCCTTTGGGTAAATATACCACAATGATTTTTGAGCCTGACAACGATTAATCCTCCGTCCACAAAAAGAGCGCCGTTGAATATCGCGGCGCTCTTTTCATTTATGCTGGCGGGTTTCCAAGCTCCTTAGCTTTCTCGCCGAACTCTGTTATTTCGATTTTAATAACCTTCCCGCCGGCATATACTCTTGTTATCTTGTTTATTTCGGCCTGCTGTGCTTTGATGCTTGAGCAGAAATCAACGATTTGGCCCGCAGTCAAAACGATTGCGTGCGCGGCGGCATATTTGAAATTATATGGCGCCTTAGTCTTTTCGTTGGCTGATTCAAGAATCAATTTGCCTGTTGGTTCTCCTTTCTTTGTTTTCTGCAAAATGACTTTTAAAGACATATCTCCACCTCCTTTCGTATAATATTATACTTTTTCATACGCGCTCCTTTGGGGTTATTTTACATTTCATTTATTTTTTTTCTTAACTCTATTTTTATTTCTCGTAAATATTTGTTTTTTTGCGCTTTCCATGCTTCCCACATCTGTATATTCTTTAATTTCAATCTCTTTATTTCACGTCTACAATTGTTTAAATCCATATATACCCGTTTATATTCACCGTAAGTTAATGTTCCAAAATTACTTATATTTTTCATACCTCACCCACCCTCCGCCTCTCGGCTGTGTTTTTCATTTCCCTGCCTCCTTGAACGCTTCGTGGACTGATTTTGTGAACTCGGCGATTGCAATATTAAATCCTTCTTTTCGTCCTTGCACATATTCACTTCCATGTATAACATCGGTTATCTCTTTCGGTATCGCCTTAATCACCGCTTCCTTGAGGGCGGCTTTTTGCGAGGCGAGGCGGGCTTTTAGTATCTCGTTTATTTGTTCTTTTATTGAAATTGCCGCCAAAACATCAGGAACGGGATATATTCCTGCTAAAATTTTATCCCATTCTTCCTCCGACAGTTCCACGCCCTTTGCCTCGCTCTCTCCTGCGCCGTTAATTTCTTTACAAGCACATTCAAGGCACATATCACCGCTTGTGTTTGTTGCAGATAAATCCTTACCGCACCGCTGACATACGCTCATTTTTTCACCTTTCCTCTATAATATATATCTGCTCTAAAGGCGTAGGTGTCGGAATGGGTCTCAGAAGGTCTGGGTTATTTTGCCCAATCTGGAATCCGAAACCAATACCGACTATGCAGAACAGAACGCCAACAAGAGTATTGACCACCACTGCAATCATTAAAGCACCTCCTCAATGGATTTTAATATGTCATTAAGTATAGCATCAAAGTTTGCTTTCTCAAACCAAACCCACTTGCTTTTCTCGGAAATCTGCTCGCAATAACTTTTTATTTCGTAAGCGAGGCGTTCTTTCAGGACTTTTCTTTTATCAATTGGTATTTGTGCCATCTACTTTTCCTTTATACTTAAAATTATAAAAAATACTCCCCAATATATAATTATTCCTATAATTGACCATATGCCGTTTGTGGGTTGAATTTTTATAACTATAAGCGCCAATGCCAATTGAAATAAAATAATACCAATTGCCTTTTCTATACTCATTATTCCTCCTCACATTCAAAGTTAGGATAATAGATTCTGTAATTCATAAGGACCTTATCTAAATAATCATAATTGCCGGATATGCAGTCACCGGCATTATAAGCCATAATGACTTTGCATATGTCATTGTTATAAGCATACATCAAGGTGGCAATATGTTTAACAGACCAATATATTGATTCGTGATAATCCATTAAAGTGTCGGGTTCGCCGCGGAAGCCTTCGCTGTAGGCTATTTCATATGTCATTTGAGGAATGGAATAAACGTATTTTCTTATGTTGTTTTCCCACTTCTTAAAGACCATATGCTTCTTGAGCAAAGAACTTTCTACCATATATATGCTCATAGGTAGAGCAAGCGGCACGTTAAAGACCTCACAAGCCGCCTGTGTTGTCTCTATAACAGAGGTTTTTACGGGGCTGGTGGTTCTTAGCGTTATCTCTGTTTGGACCATATAGATGATGAATATGATTGCAATGGCTGCCATAAAGACAGCCAAAGGACTGATAGGGAGAGCTTTCCTGCACAGTCTGGATTCCATATTATTTATCCCCGCCGCAAAAGTCAATCACCCAATTGCAAAATTCCATATTTGATTTTACCTTGGCCATGACTACTGCCTTGGTAAAAGTTCGCGCGCCGAGTATATCGCGCGCCTGGACTACTATTTTTAAATTATACTTGGCAAGTTCTTTCAGCTCATTGGCCACTGCAAGACGTTCCGGGCCGTTCGGTATCCCTTTAATTTTTCCCATAATGTTTTCCCAGCTTGTCTGGTCCTTGAATTTCTTTATGAGCAAATACGCCGCGTTGTTTCTTTGCCACTCCGCGTAAAGGGTCCAAGGTAATTTTACATCAGGGATTGCCGCTATAACGTCTGCTTCCCGCTCTGCCGCGAGGAACATCTGGACTGCTTGGTCAATGTCGCCGCTTGATTCAGCCGCGGCCGCCAGTTCTTTTGCCTTGTAATAATCAGAGTAAGCTGCGAAAAGAGCAAATGGCACGATTAAAAGCAAAATCAAAATCAAAAACTTTTTCATTTTGTATCCTCCTGAGTTTTTTTAATTTCTGGTTCTGAGACGTTTTCCTCCTTCCTTTTAATCTCTGTGCAATTATAACAATAACATTTTCCATCTTTGTCCACCCAATAATCCCAAGCATCCATATCAACCTGGGTCAAGGCGTCTTTGGCGTCTTGCTCTGTCTTGAATACAGCCGGGTCCTCGTTGCCGTCAAGCATTATGACTCCACAGCGGTCACACTTGACTTGGTAAACTTCTATTTTCTCAATCATTTTTTATTACCTCCTCAAGTATTTTTAATATCTCGGCCTTTAACTTGTTTATTGTTATGCCAATAAGAAATAAAGGCGTGGTTAGGATTTGTTTAGGTATATACTCCTGTTTGGCATACTGTTTGATTTTCTTGCAATCAATGACAGAGATTTTGACAATATACCTTATGCCCGAATTGAATAATTTCCTTAAATTGTTTTCTGCTTCGATTGCTTTTTCCTTGTCGGTCATATTTCCTCCTCGGGTGATTCGTTTCTGTCAATAAGTATTAAATTTAGCTGTAGGATATTGGCTCTGATTTGCACTATTTTTTCATGGACTTTATGTTTCTGGTCTTTTACACACTTCTGGCAAGCCGTGGTCAATTGCTTCTTGCGATTCAATAAGAGCCTCAAGGAAAGATATTCCGCTCTGATTGCTGCGCGTATCAAATAAGACGGGCACGCCTCAGTCATTTTTCACACTCGCAAGGCAGATTGTTCTGGTGGTTTTCATCTACTAAGACCTTGCCTTTCCTTATAGATTTTTTTATTGTCTCAAGGCTTATGTTCGGTATTATTGTCTGTTTCATTTCTCGCTCTTTAAGCATAGCCATGTCGAATAAATCCGGGTAATGCTTGAATATTGTTGCCCAATAGTCAACTGAAATCCTATTAAGGCACGGGAAACAAGTTGTTTCTTTAAACATGGTATAGGTCCACGGCAGGTTAATTTTCCATTCATTTGCCACTATCTCTGCACAGCGTTCCTTGGAAATATTCTTGTCAATGAGCGGGAAAAATACTTTGTATTCTTTCATTCTTGTTTGGGTCTTTAATGCCTGGATTTGTTCTGTCCCTGTAAATGAATAATACAATATAATTTCCTGTTTGTCAAGTCTTTTCAGGTAATTATTTAAAATATTTTCCTTAAGAATCTGGCTGCAAAAATTCTCTTTACCTTGCGGAAATCGCTGTTCATCTGAGCAGAGGTCCCATATATCTCTGCCTTCAGCTACCATCTCCATAGGCAGGTCAAGGTATCCTATTACTTTTCTTTTAAAACGTAAATCGTCTATATGCTCTGTATAAGTATGACAATGGACAAGCAATATATCCTCCGCCAAGCCGTCGAAAGAATTTTTTACTAACTGAGCGCAGACTGCTGACGCCGGACTGCCGCTAAAAATTATCAAGTGTTTCATCTTTTTTTATCTCCCGTTTAAATATTTTCTCTATGCGTTCCTTTAATATCAAATCAAATTTATCAAGAGGACGGTTTAAATCTAATTTTCTTTGCAGCCTTTCCATATGGTTTCTAAGATGCTTCGCTTGATTCAGACATCTGCCGCCGTGATAAATGCGTTCCTTCGTTTTTTCATTTGGTATACGCTCACCGCAAATGGCACAGAAAAATTTAACTCCGGGCTTTTTATATTTGTTTCTATAATCTGGCTTGCGTCTCATAAACTCGCGGCAATACAATAACCTATTCAATATGGAACACGCATTGCAGACCTTCTGGTGATTAGAGCGCGGCAAAAAATTTTTTGAGCATTGAGGGCAGACTTTTATTTTCTTAGATACTTTAAGAACAGGTTTGGCGTTCTTAGACCCTCTCCGCGGACCGCGTTTATGTTTCTTTTTCATCAAGCAGCTCCAAGGCATAAAAGTATTTTAAAAAGCAAGGTCCTATAATCTGTCAAGTTCTCCCAATCGCCAGCGGTATCAATAAATAATATTTCATTCTTTCTATTAGTGCCTGCAAGCCAATACTGAAAACCTGCTGCCTTTAATCTCTTTGCTTCTATCTGCTGACGGTCTTCCCAGGCGTCTCTTAGAGCTGAGAACGTTTGATGCTCGCCTTTTGTTTCGATAAATAAGCAACGCCCATTATGACAGATGAGCAGGTCTGGAAATCCTGCATTGCCTAGCGCGGCAAAATGTCTATAATAAATATGCCGTTCTTTTAAATCGTTCTGAATCTTTTCGCGGAAATAAGTTTCTTTCATTTCTTTTTACCTACCATCACGCACGAAACGTCCATGCCGCCGCGTGTGTTATATATTGTTTCAACTCTGATTTGCTTAGGTGATAATATGTCCACAAGGTCCTTAATAATACGCGCAGTTGCCTTCTCTTGATATATTCCGACGCTGCGAAAGGACATAAAATAATATTTAAGGCTTTTGAGTTCGATTATTTTACCATCTGGAATATATTCTATTAAAACTGTCGCTATGTCTGGCAGACCACTGAAAGGACAGACGGCAGAAAATTCATCTGACCGAATCTTTATTTTCTGACAAGGTGCCTTGTGTGCGATGGCTTCTAAAGTCTCTGCTTTGATTGCGTTTTCTTTCTCTGTCTTGAATCGTTTGCCTTCTGCTTTTGGCATTTAAAAAACCTCCATTGATTTTATAGTGCGCTTTAATTTTATAGTCTTGCTGTTTTTGTGTTTTACTTCCATAATGACTGTATCATCTTTTTTAACCCAGACATTTTTTATATAAATAAATTTTCCGTTGCGTTTGACTTTGATGGTCAATATACCTTTCCTGTCAACCCAACCGTTATAATACATTAAAATAATACCTCCTGGATATTATTTCCATCGAAGGTCTTTGCTTTCTCAGTATTATTAATCCAACAGTCAAATAGAAAGTAAAAATCTGTAAAGCCTGCCTTCGCCACTAGATGCAAAACCTATATTGGCGCTTATGTCTGCTAGCGCTTGCTTTATTCTGTCTGCTCGGTGGGTAGGTGGATTTAAATAATATTTTGGGTTATTTGATTCTTGACCTATATAATACATTTCGCCCTCAAACATTATATAATAAAATTTTCCTTTCTGGACTATGGCTGTGCTGTCTATACTGTGCCAAGGATACTTGAATAATAAATCTTGACTTAATATGCCTAGGCCATGAATCTTAATATTGGAATCGCTCTTATATACTACTTCAAAGGCGCGGCTTAATTGACTGTGAATCTGACTGAGCATAGCAGACATACCTCTCTTTAAAACAGACGCTATGCCACCAAAGCAGATATATTTGGCGCCGAGATTGATATAGGTTTCTAATATATCTAGTGTCGAGAACGGCGGGTGGAACACTGGTATTGGATTCAGTCCTTCTGAAAGCATAATTTTATAATATTCCACTGATTGCTTCGCGTCTCCAATTACATCTAGAGCGATATAATCAGTAAAATATTTTTTATATTTATATATGAAGGATATATATTCCTTCAGCTCAATAGGTTTCTTGAGCATAAACGCAGAGTAGGCGCCAGAATCAAGCATCAGGTTTGACATCTTATCTTTAAAGAAGTCTGCTATACCAATGAACTTATCGGCGTTCATTGTCCTTAATTTGAAGTATGAGACAAGAAAGGCGTGGCTATTAAAAAACCAGCCTTTGACTTCCTCTGTGGGTTTTAATTCCTCATATACACCACTATGATAATAAATCACTTGCCCTCCATCAGGTCAAACAATTCGCCTTGCTTCTTTTCAGTAAAGGAATGCCCGTGCTTGTTTATGTATTCGAGGCATTCAAGGTAAGAACATATATTATAAATACATATCGCATAGCCGTCAACGCCTGTGGTGTGTTGAACCTCTGAGAGGTAATGCATATCGTCTGGAATGTCTAGGCCGTATTTCTTTTTAAGGAATAAAATATAATCAAGTATTATCTGCCTTTCCTCAATACACTTTGCCCAAATGCAATTGTTTCCTGTATGACTGATTGAATAGGTCTTTGTCTCCGCCGTCTTATGATTGAAAAATAAAAGCGTTCTTGTGATTCCCTGCCTCAAATAACTGCTGGAGTCCACAGAATAAAAAGGAAACTCGCTCATCTTTTCGTAGGCGGTGACTGCAAGTCCATGAATCTTGCAACCGCTTTTTTTTATCTCCTCAAAATAACTTTCAAACATACTTTGATTAAATTCTTGATGGATGCCTGTAATTCCTACATAAGGATAATTATGTATATGGTCCTCAAGAACCTTGCGGACATTTGAATCATAGCGGTTATGAAATACGGGAATAAATTTCATTGGGTCACCGACTTCATCAAAGAACGCTTTGCGCATTTCAACTTGTTTTTCATAACTGAAAGTATAGGGAGCAGTATCTACCTCAAAGAAAGCGTCCACAACGTCCTTAAACTTTCTTATAAATAATAAATACTTTCGAGCGAGTGGCAGAGCAAGTTCCTTCATGGCTGCCATATTCTCTGCTTTCTTTTCAAAAGCGCCGCTGATGGTGTGAGCGCCTGAATCCATTATAATTCTTGAAAATTTATTTTTTTGTTTGAACTCAATAAATTTATTATGTATTTCCTCCCAGCGTGATTCATCCCACTTCCACCAAGCGAGGAAAGAATAAAGTCTGTCAATCTTTAAGGCGCTTGTGTTTTCCATAATCACTTTGTCAACCGCGCCTGGTTCATTACCCGCAAAATAAAGAATCATTTATGCTCCTTTGTTATGATTGCGCCGCCTACCTTTCGGCAGGCGGTTTGTTTATTTTTTCCTTTTGCTTTTTGCCTTCTTGGTCTTCCGTGTGTATCCGTTCTTAAAGTCATAGAACGCAGTGGCGATGGTAACCTCTTTGACATCCGGGCGCCTTCTCCTGATTATCTGGCGCATGGTTTTGTAGTCCATACCCTTCCGGTATTTTTCCTTGACTATCTTTGCCACCGACATCCTTTTTGCTTTCTTTTTTGAGGACATATTTTTCACCTCCTTTCTTTCAGCGGGTCTTTAAACGCTGAATTTCTGAATGCCTTAGCTCTTATCCTACAGGCGGGACATCTGCCGCACCCGCCTACTATGCCATTATAGCAAGTATGAGTATATCCGAGGATTGGAAGTAAACCCTGAGCCGCAAGGAAATTTATTTCGTCCACCTTAGATTTATACATCCAAGGCGTTTTTATCTGTATATCATATTCCATTCCGAGGTTTAATGTCTCTGTCAATGAGGTAATGGTTGCATTTCTGCAATCAGGATATCCAGAATAATCTTCCTCAGATACTCCGGTTATTAAATAATGGATATCCCTTGCATACGCCTCCGCCGCGGCAATCGTAAGGAACAATATATTTCTGCCGGGAACAAAAGAGGTCGGCAGGTTTGTCTTTTTGTTTGTCTTGATTTTAAGGCTTGGGTTTGTGAGCGCTGAGGTTGTCGGAAATACTCCTTTAACCTCCTTGATGAAAAAAGGAATCCTCAACATATCAGCAATCCTTTTGGCGCTCTCAATCTCCACCTTGTGTCTCTGTCCATAATCGAATATTATGGCAGTTAAATCATAATTACCCGCCTGCGCCCATACTGCCGCCGACGTTGAATCCTGACCTCCTGACAAAAGAATCAAGGCTTTTTCTTTGCTCATCTTTTTGCTCCTTCCTTTTTATAAGGTGATTCTGTCTTTGAAACTCTAACCCTGTATATTGCTCTTTTTTTCTTTTTATGCCATCTTGAAAAGGCGTCTGAGGCGCAAAGCCACCAACTGCCTTTTTTATTTATTTGAAACTTATCACCTTTCCTTAACAGTCTAAATCTTGTGGTAAAAAAAGCAATTGAGCCTCCTCCCTTTGTTTCTCTGTAAATGTTTATAGGTTTCCTTTTCATTTACTTGCCTCCTTTAGTGAGATTAAAAAACTCCTGCCTGACCTCTGCGCGTTTGAAAGCGCCACGTAAAGATGAAGTCACCATTATAGAATTTTGCTTTTCAACACCGCGGCTGGTCATACAGAAATGCTGCGCCTCTGCCACAACCATCACGCCTTTGGGATTTAAATATTTCTGTAAAGCGTCTGTTATCTGCTTAACCATCCTTTCCTGAATCTGTAAACGCCGCGCATATACTTCAGCGAGCCTTGCTAGTTTCGATATTCCAACCACTTTCTTGCCGGGTATATAGGCAATATGTATTTTCCCGTAAAAAGGAAGGAAATGGTGTTCACAGGTGGAATAAAATTCTATATCTTTTAATAACACCATTTCGTTGCATTGCTCTGTGAACGCTGTGGCGAGCAAGGCTTTAATGTCTGCCTCAGTAAATTTATACCCGCCAAATAATTTCTCATAGCTTTTTACCATGCGCTTAGGCGTATCAAGCAAGCCTTCGCGATTTACGTCCTCGCCTACATACTGAAGGACACGGACAAGGTTGTCCTCAATATTTTTATCCTCCTCAAACAAATCCACCCAGGCGCTTGATGGCGCCGCGCATACCGCGTGGCTGTCATATTTCCTGTTTTTACTGACAAGAGCAAGAAAAGGAATGTCTGAATTAAGTCTTTCAAATGTCTTGCCACTGTCTATAATATCGTCCACAATATAATCTGCATCATGGACGCTATAAACAGTGGTGAACTTTAAGCCAACCTGCTCAAGAAAAGATGCAACCTTATACCCCGCATTAGGGACAAAATATATTTTTTGCCTCTGTGGTATTCTTTCCTTGAGCTGCGCTGCGAGTTTTAAGGCCTTTGATTTAAGGTCAAGTGTTTTCATTTATTTAACCTCCAGTATATTTTGAACCTGTAAAGATATTTTAGGAAAATCAGGATACAGAATTTTGTTTTCTCTGTGGAGTAAATGCAGATATTCCGACATAAGGAAAAATGAATTTTTAAAATTGCCGTCCTCATCTGTCATAGGCTGGCAAAATACGTTGTAATAACTCGCGACGGCGAATCGCTCAATGGCTTTGGTTAAGGTGTAATTGTTAAATGACCCAAACACTATTTTAACCTCTGTTTCATTCTTTCTCCTAACAAGGTTGGAAAGAATATAATGGCTGAAAAGAACGTCCTTTTGTTTAGGTGATATGGTCAAAAAATCAATTTCGCCTTTGTGTAATAAGCTAAAGGCGTTGTGGGCTTCAAATCCGTTGGTTTCCATATGTATACGCTTGCTGGCTACTTTGAGTATATCAATCAAATCAAGGTCCACCTGTTGCATAGGTTCGCCGCCAGTCAAGACTATAATGCCAGAAGTATTGCGAAACATATCCAGAATTATTCCGAGCATCTCAGTTGCTTTATATTCTTTCGCCTTCGCATACTTTTCTTTTTCATCACAAAATCCGCAATTAAGATTGCAGCCAGCAAACCTTATAAAGACTGCTTTGGCTCCCATAAATCGTCCTTCGCCTTGAACTGATTCAAATATTTCACAGACCTTGTAGGTTTTCATTCTGCCTCCTTATAGGCAAGATATACGGAATTATTTTCCGTTTCAAATATTTCTATTTCAGCAATGGAAATAAGTTTTTCAAACGCCGCAGAATATATTTCCTTCTCTATATCTTTGAGCAGTCTGCCCGCTAACCATTCTGCCGTCGGATTGTTTTCGTTATAAAAAGTATTAAGGCACTGGTGGTCGGGTAATATATTGTCCACCAACTTCTTTATCAGTTTAAAATCAACTGACATATTAGAGCAGTCAATTTTCAGAATATTAAAACCTATAACCACCTTCCACGTGTGTCCATGCAGTTCAGCGCAAGGCCCAATATAGTCTTTGAGAAAGTGCGCGGAATCAAAACTTCTTTTTACCTTTAAAATAATTTTCATATTAAGCCTCCTCAGGAGAATCTTCCTCTTCCATTTCAGAATCCTTTTTATATATATCACCAAAATATTTATTTAAAACCTCGTCCATTAATACAAGAAATTTATCATAATCATAAATTGTGTCGCCTTCCTTTTCCAATGCTGTTGTTAAAGGCTCAAGGAATAAAGTATCTATTCCTTGCAAATGAAATTTTAAATCCGCCCATGTTTCAATCCGTATTTTATTTATACAAAGCGCCATCTTTATATATTCGATACCTGTTAAAAAATATCCCCTAAACATATATTTTCTTGTCCTTATTAAAGAACATATTGGATATTTTGTTCCTTCATGGAACACAAGCCGACGCTGTGCATTATGCGCCATAAAATTTTTATGAATAATAAAACAATCATTTTTCAAATCATAGGCGCCCATGCAGATAGAAAAATCAAAACTGTTAAATATTTCATTTATGGTACCGTTTGCGCATTTTATTAATTGCCATTTTACTCCCTCCCATTTTAAAGTTTCTGCATTGTTTGTGGAAAATATATTTTTAGCGCCTTTGCTTTTAAGATAATCAAAAATTTTGTTATATGTATCCATATTATTAAAATACAAATCATAATCCCTGATTTTCTGTTTTGTAAAAACGCTAGTTATTGCACCTCCTGCAATATAAATTAATTTATCCTTTTCCAGTGCTTTAATAAATTCCATAAACGTCTGAGGAACCTTATGCAATAAATTATAAGCCTCTCTTGCCGCATCATCTTTCTTTACAATAACAGTTTCGATAATCATTTTGTGGCCTCCTTTAAAATGGGAAGTTAGGATTTTCAGCTTCCTTGGGTGCTTCATTCTTTTCTAATACTTCCTTATTTTTTAGTATCTTAATAAATATCGGAGTGGTTTTATACTTACCGCTAATCCCTCTAATCAATCTGTTTTGAGCGCACCACTTAAAAAACTCCGAGCCTTTATCTTTTGTAAAGCCTACCATATCGAACAGCTCACTTTTTCCAAAATATTTTCCGTCAAGCAATTGGTCACGTATGCCTTGCCAATTAGGAAATCTTTCTTTAAATTCTTTTATCAGTTTATGCGTTTCCTCCTCTGAAATATTATTTTTTATATTCTGGCTTTTGGAAAATAAATCATAGGCCATAGTTGGCTTGTCATATATCTGCCTAAGGTATTTATATGCTATCTCTGTATGCTCTGGCTTGACTATCAGATTTTCTCCTGTTTCATCTGCGCTAAAAACTCTAGCAGCGATTGAGGCAGACAGTCTGGCTAGCTTGATTCTTTGCTCACCTTTCGCCACAAGAGGTATTATGGAGGAATATGTCTCCGCAAGTTCCTTGCTCTTGTCTAATATTTCCTTTGTGGTCTCAGGCAAAAATTTAACGTGTTTCCGCGTCCGGCTCCAAACCCATCTTAATAAAAGATTATTCAGCGAGGAAGTATATTTATCAGGCATTCTGAATCTAGAAAGTTTTTCCAAGTCATATTTTAAAAGGTCAACATCTCCTTCCGCTATTATCAACGCAAAATCAAAACGCCTTATGTCCTCTGTCTTGCCTATTAAAGCCTTAACTATAAGAACTCCATAATTATAATTATTTACTTTGTCACCTGTGCGAGGATTAGCAATACCCAACATCCTCACGCGCGCCCAGGTTCTTTCTGTTATTACCCTGACTATTTCAGCAATACCAGAGCTGCGCACGTTTGTTAAGGATTGAATTGCTTCCTCAGTCAAGCCACCTAGTTCCTCTATGATTAAAAGGCGTCTGTCATTCAAGGGATATTTGCCCCACTGTAAATGCCACCGTCCAGCGATACTAGACAAGCCTCCAATCAAGCCTGCTGGCGTGGCGCCTTTGCCAGATATTATTTCTCCAAGTCTGTAAAATTCACGCATACGCTCAATGGTCTTTGATTTGCCTGTTTCTGTGTCTCCTATTATAAGTCCTTCAACGTAACCGCGCTTTTGGTAATCGTCTAAGAAATCAAATTCCAGAACGGAAAAATATATTAAATCAATCGCCATTAATATTTCCCGGCGTCCATATATCTTAGTAAGGTTATAGGTAAATTGCTTGTGTATCTCAGTAATTTTTTCCGCCGCCTTGTTGTCCTCAGCTTGAAAGATTTTAAGGTCATTCTTTATTTTATCTGTCATTTCAAAATTATCTATTTCGGTTTGCTTATGCTCTGCTTTGTCAAATACTATTGTGGAATATTGGCTCTGTGGCTTCGGCATTGATACGCCGATTATTTTATATGAAGTATTAGGACGCAGCCTTTTGCCTGAGGTTGATACGTGATAAATAACGCGCGTGGTGTATTCAGTATTTTTTTCCTCCACAAAATCTATTTCGGGAATCGCTCTTATCTCCTCAACGTTCTGGTTATCTATTGTTTCAATATGAAAAGTAGGACAGATGCGAGGTATACCCATAAACTCTTTTATATATCCTTTATTCTGAAAGTCATTGGACATAAGCAGCTTTAATAATACATTGTCCTTGATGGTTAATTTTTTTACTAGTTCACAGCCTTTGACTTTCGATAAAGAACAGGCATTACATCTCTTTTTAAAATCATTGGCGCCAGGATTGAATAACTGGCACCGAGCATAGACAGTATAAGGAATAATAAAAGGTGTCAAGTCTTTACCTGATACTATTATCTGGAGCCTTATTTTTTTATTGACATTAGACGGCGCTCCACTGTCTCTTAATACTGTATCAATAGCAGGTTCATTTTCCTCAATCGGCGCCGCTGAAGGCTCGGGCGCCTTGTCTGTTTTATTCTTTGTTGGTTCTGATTTTATTCCGTCTAGTAAATTACTGCTGGCCTCAACTGGCTTGGCGCTTGTTATCAACGCCTTAAAGTCCTCTATGCTATGACCAAACCTTACTATATAATCAGTAAAATCTCCATTGGGTGGTTCGCTGATAGGCAAGTTTATTATGTAAATCTGTTTAGCAAAGTCTCTGAGTTCCATTGCCACTTTCTCAGCACCTACCTTGCCTGGCTTGTCTATATCATAACAAATATAAACTATTTTATTAGTAAAATATTGCCGCCAGTTCTGATTGAAACTCCCAGCGCCTGTGGTATTCGTTATGGCATTTAATCCTAATGAGTTAGCGAGCAAGCAATCTGTCTCGCCTTCAAATAAAAATATTTCATCTCCCTTAAAAAGATTTTCATAAGGATATAGCTTGCGGTCACCATATCCTATTTTTATTTTCTCGCCGTCAATTATTTTTTCTTTGGAATAACTGTAAAATTTCATGGACGTGGCGCCCATCTTATAAAATTTTACGTTGACCAGATGATTCGCTATGAATATAGGAAAGGTAAATCTTTCTCCTTCAAAACCTATTTTATATTTCTTTATTGTCTCTAAAGATATACCGCGCTCAGTCATAAACGCCTTTAGGACAATATTATTATTTAATAATAAATTATGGTATTTAATTATGTCAAATTCAATCGGCTCTAGTATTGACCTTAAGACTCCTTCGACATCATCATTTATTATATTGTATTTCATGGCAAGGAAGGTTCTGATATTCCCGCCATTGCCGCCGCACCCAGCGAAACAATGCCACTGCCCTGTATCTGCTTTAAAGCCAAAACTCCTTGCCGTATCTGCGTGGAAAGGACATAGTGCTTGATATTGACCTACCGAGGTTCCTTCTTTTATTCCTTGGACACCAAGTTGTTTATATAATTCCGGATAATTTATATTATCAAGATTAATTTCCAAGTTAGTTTATTAGCTCCTTTTATTTTTAGGCGCCGTGGCCTACCAGGAAGGGCGAAACAACCCGGGAGGGACATAAGACCACGGCGCTTTAAAGCCTGCTAGAACAATCGCCACTCAAAGTGTTTCTAAAACGGTTGTTCTTCCTTGTCTTTCTTTTTGCCCGGCGGCGTTGGCTCCTCTTTCAAAGTTTCGGGATTCAACTTTGCCTTGGAATACTTCATAAACAACGCCTCGGCCATTGCGTATTCCTTTTCCGACAGATAGCCATTAGGTTTTACATCAGGCACAAAGAAGGTCCCATCATCATTGGTTTCCTTGTGTGTTGTAAAAACATAATGCTTTGCGAAGGCAGCTTCGTTTCTTGATACAAGCATGGTATTTAATTTTTTGCCTGTAGTCGCTGCCTTACTTGACAGAGATATGGCGCATAAATCCTCGCCATTTACGATACCGACAAACAGAAAGGTTTCCACTGCTCTGGGCGGTGTTTTACCTTTCCACTGCTTCATATCGTCTGTTATGGCTTCAGGATTCATTGAAGGCAAAAAATCGCCCGCAAATTTACGCGCGATTAAATCTCCGCGCTTTCCTTTTTCGTCCTCAGCGTAAAGCTGCCAGCCAGGTTTTGCAAACAAGCAGATAAAATCTATCTGCTCGCCGTAGTCAACCCTGGTAATGTTATTGACAAAGTGCCCAAGCGGCGTGTTGTCTTCCGTGTGTTCCTTTGTCAATCCCTGCACAACTTTGCAACGCGGCAAAAGAATATGCTGGACCTCAATGTCCTCCACTCCCTGTGTGCTTTCCTTAATGTATGCAGGCTTGGCAACTGCTTCGGTTTCTTTCTTGACTATATCTTTTTCCATTCGATTCACCTCCTTTCCTTTTGTTTTTATTTCAGTCCTTACTTCCTGATTTTCTTGTCGCAATACCCATCTTGCTTGACATCTTGCAGAACGGCGGAACAACACCTTGTTTTTCAAAAAGTTCTTTCATTACCACCTTAAAGGTTGCTGGGAAAACATATTCCTTTACGCAGTGTTTGTATTCAGGATGATTCTTGAACCAGCTCATTTTCTCTGATTCGTTTTCCTTTACTGCATAAAAGAATAATTCCGGATTAAGTCGCACGCTGCCGAGGCCTTCAATGCCTGTGGAATTAATTCCTTCCTCTTGAAGTTTACCGGCAAGTAAAGTTTCTTTATTGTCCAGCTCTTCCTTTAATCTTTTAAGTGCCTCCTCAGCATCAGGAATAATGGTATATTTTAATTCCCAAAATTCCCGAATCTGGCTTTCCAGATTATTTTCCATTCAGCACCTTCTTTATCTGCTCAAACTCTTTCTTTGCTCTTTCAGTATGAATCACCACGCCGGAATTAATTGCGTTCTCTATGCGCTCAACTTCTTTTTTGGTGACCTCAATCACTTCAAGCGCTTCCTCATACTGGTCCGATAATTCCTCGGAAACTCTGACGGCTTTTTCATAACGCCTGACTGCCTCTAATGATTCTTTCAAATCCATTGCCATTGTTTTTACCTCCTTGTGTCTCCTTGTAAAAAAACAAGTTCTGTTTCTGCATATCTTAATTCCTCGGGCTTTCCGTCTTTCTTTGAGGCGGTGGTCACTACAAATTGCTCGCCATCGCGCGCCTTGATTCTAACGGCCCGCCCGTGATTTACGTCTCCTGGTTTGCTTACTACATAAACGCTTCCTGGCGTAAAGTCTCCCTGCATTTCATTTACCTCCTTTCTTAAATTTTTAGAGGCGCTTTTTTAAATGGTTGGTTCAATCGGTTAAGAAACCGAATTTATATTATCAAGCCATTAAGGAAAAACGCCGAAACCTATTTTTTAATAGTTCCTTCCTCAAGGAAAACTGCTGACTTGTCACCTGACGGAGCATTGGCTACTCGCTCAATCCATACAATTAAATCACGTGCCTCAGCGAATTTTTTTATTTCCTCAAGGTTGGTATCATCTAAAAGACTGCCATTGCGTATCTGCACAAAACGCAGCTCTGATTCATTCGCAGCGACCACCGAAAGTGATACCCTTATTTTCTGAGCGTCTGACAACTGGACAAAAGGCTGGTCAAGGAAATATATATCATCCTTGCCGATAGTCAATCCCTCTATTGGCATTTTAGCGGCGCGGAGCATTTCGGCTTTTTCTGCCTTGATATTTTCAATTGTATTATCCTTAAATAAAATATCTTTTTCAGCATTGCTTATTTGCTTTTTTATTTCCTCTTTCCTTTCGTGTTTGAACTTGAGGCCCGCCTGATTCTGCGCTGTGGTTAATTCTGTCTTAAGGTCTGTGGTGTCTATTATAGAAACCATATCAATATTTGTCTGGATGCCCTGCTGTTTGGTTTTAATCTGATTTATTACATTAAGACCTTTTTCGATTCGTGCCTCAAGTTCTTTTTTCTGTCTTTCAAGGTCAACGATTATTTCCTTTGCGTTGTTTGTTTCAATAACGCAAGCGCTAATCTGCCTCTGCCACTCAGATATTTTTCCATTATGCTCTGCCGCGGCATCAAGGGCTTTTTGTATTTCAATTATTTTCCTAGTAGGCTTTAACTCCTCAAGGTCTTTATATGAGGCTGCCTCACCTTTGAGTTTAGCAAGGTCTCTATTTAAGTCTGTGCGCTGTGCGTAGGCGATATTATATTTATTCTCCAGCGCTGTAAAGTCAATGCCGGCAATCTTTTTTATTTCATAGATTCTTTCCTCAGGTTTCATATTGACAAATTTAAATGGGTCAAAAGACAGCTTGCCTATTATTTCATCAAGAAATTGCTGAGGCGCTTTTACGTTGAGCCCAGTCTCCTTTGATTCAATAGTCAAATAAGAATTACCAGAGCTGCTCCAAGACCTTTCCACTATATAGTCGCCAATATCAACTCTGACTTTGGCGGTCTCGGCGCCGTCTCTGATAGGCTTAGGCGGCAAAGATGATTTGCCAGAAAGAGCGTATTCAATCGCATCTAATACAGAAGTTTTTCCCTGAGCGTTCTTTCCTTCGAGGATGGTGACGTTGCCTTCCGGTGTTATGTCAACCATCTTGATTTTCTTTACGTTCTGGACAAATACGTTTACGATTTTATACATTATAATCCTCCGTTTAAAATAGTTTCTATGTCGCCATCAGTCAATATGACATCTTGCCACATCTTTTTTTGTTTAAGTATTTTTAATATTGCTTCATCAATCGAACCTTTGACCACTAAGTCATATATGGTAACCTTTTCAGTCTGCCCGATTCTATATATTCGGTCCTCGCTCTGCTGTCTATGCTCAAGACTATAATCATTGGAATAATAGCAAGCGTATTTTGCTTCCACTAAATTTATTCCATATCCGGCAGTTGCTTGCTGACAGACTAAAACTTGAACCTCGCCGCGCTTGAAAGAGTCTATATTATTTTGCCTTTGCTCGGGAGGAACTTCGCCAAATATCGCTGCGCAGTTGATTTTATTCGCTGACAGATTCGCCATTATGTTTTGTATCTCATAAACATACCTTGACCAGACAATGAGCCTTTGACCTTCAAGAGATTCAATCAAATCCAACAGCGCTTTCATCTTTGGCGATTCGATTGGAGACTTAGTGCCATCATCATATATTACCTGGCCGCCTAATAATTGCTGTAAGCGAATCATTTTGGTTAAGACTGTATTAACCACAATGTCCTTGCCTAAAAACTCAGCCACTAATTTTTCTTTTAGGTCATTATATATTTTGCTCATCTCGCTTGACATATCACAATATAGGCTTTGATATATCTTAGGCGGCAAGTCTAGACAGTCCTCTTTCTTTATTATAAAAGAATATGGCTCAATGCGTTTCCTTAATACTTCTAGATTCTGATAGCCAACTACTTCTTTAAAGTGTAGAGTTCCGAACTTGCGTGGTTCCATTATACAGTAAAAATTCTTGTATGCCCAGAACGATTCAAAACCAAGAATCTTAGGGTCTAAGAAATAAAATTGATTGTATAAATCAAGAGGAGACTGAATGACGGCAGTCCCAGTCAAGAGGTATCTGTTTTGAGCCAACATCCCGAGTTTCAGAATTGCCTTGGACTGTTTCGCTTTTGGATTTTTGATTGAGGTTGATTCATCTAAAATAATACTTTTTATATTTAGTTTTTCTAATTCGAGGCGGATTAGTCTGATAGATTCATAGTTGCAGACATACCACCCATACTCGCCACCTCCTTCTAATAAATTCCTCTTGTCCTGAGAGCTGCCGTCAAGCAGACAGACTTTTTTATTATCAGACCATTTTTTTATTTCATCCACCCAGTTATATTTTAGTGGCCCATTCTTTGTTATAATGAGACAAGGCAGAGCTGATTGCGTCTTGATTATTGATACAAGACTTTTGCCAGTACCCATATCCATCAAGTAAGCAAAGGTATTTTTGTCCTGTGATTTTTTCAGAGCATCAACTTGGTGAGCAAATAAAGTCATTTAATAAACGCCTCGCCTTCTGGCAAATGTCTAGCGAAGGAAATTTCTATTTCATCTGCTCTGAGCGTTCCGCCTTTGACTTCGAGGACATATGGTTTTATTTTTGATGGAAGAATTGTTTTGACTAACGCCAATTGGCCGTCAAATTTTTTCAGAAAATTATTTACGGTTGACCCGCTGAATTTATTGCGAATAGAAATAATAAAAACAATGTCATTAGGTATATATTTGTTTACCGTTTTTATTTCAGTTAATACAGGTGGTTGCATTTAGTTCCGCCCTTCTTGTTTTTGTTTCGTGATACAACTATACAAAATTAATCTGCATTTGTCAAGATAATTTCTAAATTATTTTTGTTAGTAGCATCTAACATTTTAAGAAAAAAAACTGGCGCCCATTTCTGAGCGCCAATCTTTTTTTGTTTCCTACTTCTTTGCCGGCGCGGGTTTTTCTTTTTTCGGTTTCGGATTCTTGACCGGCGGCGCTTTGGGCGCTTTGAACGTGCCTGCTTTTATGTCTGCTGACAGCTTCTTGGCTTCGGCAAGAAGTTTTTCCACCTGGGTTATTGAATCATCAATAACCACGTTGGCAGGCGTTTCGGTTTTCTGAATCGCTTTGACGCCGTTGGAAAGAATAACGCGCGTATCCCTGCGGAGATTGAGGAGAACTGACATATTTCCCCACTTACCGGCGACCCTGGGCGCTTTGACCAGCTTGCTCATCTTGCGGAAATGCTTGTCTGTAAGTTTGAGCGGCGCCACTCCGATTGACTTGTCAAGCTCAACCGTGACCTCAGTGGCGATTTTCTCGCCGTAAAGCATCAGGTCGTTTGTGTCGAGAACCACGCCTTCCTTGCCTGCGATTTTCGCCGCCACTGCATCAGAAATAAACTGCGGCTTGCCTTCCCTGTTGATTGACTGTAAAACCTTTACATCTGAGCTGAACTGGACCTTGTCGCCTTTTTTGATAGCCATTTTCTTTTCTCCTTAGTTTTTTTTAATTTCTCTTACGGTAAATCTGAATCTTGAATCTTGAATCTGTTTCCACTTCCTCCTTTCGTTTATTATTTTAACAACCTGCCACGCTCAGTTGCAACGCTATTACTTTCCAAACCTCTGCCTATCTTTAACGCCTTGCCGTCCTGCTTTCCTGCTGTGATTGCATCTCTGTCAACATTCGACATACTGCTGTCGCTAGCGCTGCGAGGATTTATTTTATCATCTATATACTTATCAAGCGCGGCATCCTTAACAACCATCAACCCTGTGTGGCTTTCTGCGCGTGTCTTTGCTTGTTCCAACTGCTCACAAAGGCCGTGATGCAGTCCTAAATAATATGACTGTCTAGCATTACCCGGCGCCATATTCGCTTCTCTATACTCCTCAAACAGCTCAGGGAACTTTCTATTGAGGAAGGACAAAACAAAGGTGGCAATTTTTAAATTGGTCTTTGTACCAATCATTTGGAATATGGTTGTCCGTGTGTCAATGTCTCTGTTAAAATGTCTGTGATAAATTATTCTGATAAAAAAATACTTTTCAAGTATACTGCCAATATATTTGTCTTTCACATCTGACTTTAAACGCTCCATGCAATCCTGTGTCAAATATTTTTCCTTTGAAACGTTAACCTGCTCCACTGTAAGATTGTATATGGTTAGAAGTTCCGCGGCTTTCTCTGCCGCCAACTTCGCTTCGTGTTCGTTTGAACTGCTCGCCAGTGCAAGAAGTTTTTCAATCTTTTCTATGACCTTTAATTCCTCAGCTGAAAATTCAGTTGTCATATCTTTATAACTCCTTCCCTCTTGAGGTCGCAGAACATTGTTTTAATTGTTATCTCCTTAACCTCGGGCCTCTCAGCTAGGACATATTTCCTTAACGTCTCATAATCAATTATGCCGTCGCTTGCGTTCTGTGTCATTATAGACCTGACGCCCTTTCCGTCTTTCTTTCGAGCGGCCCTGGGCGCACGCGGCGCCACGGGCTTCTGAGCGTCCCAGCTCGCCTCTGTCGGCGTCTCAGTCTCTTTGACTTCTTCCTTCGGCATCTCTGCTTCTTTCATCATCAATACTGAGACAGTAGGAAACCAGCTCCGCGGCGCTGTGTCTGTGCTGACCAAATACTGAGCGTGGTCTGTGTCTGTCTCCTCGCTCAAGACCAAGCGGACTGTTGCCTTGCAGTTCAAATCTTTCAGAAAAATCTTTTCGCCTTCGCTGAATGTTTTCAGCGTGTCTTTCTTTTCTGATTCAATGACTGGTGGCGCGGTTCCAATTTCAAGCTCTGCCATTTGTATCCCTCCTATATAAAAAGTTTTAACTGCTGAAGTGTCATCCATTCTGGAAACTGCGGCGGCCGTATTTTCTTTGCAAGCAATTGATTGAAAAAATCTATTTGGTCCGCCGCGTCTAGATTGTTGATAGCTGTCATTATAATTAATTTTTCTGTTCCTGTCAAAGGCTTTGTTGTATGCTCAATACATCTTTTAATCAAGTGGTCAACCATTGCTTTGTTTGGCATAGTGTCTCCTTAAAGGGCACAGTTTAAAAAGTCAACCACTGTGCCTTCATCTTGAAAACCCCCGCCTGAATATTCCGCGCTCAAAAGTTCGTTGTTTTCGTTTATGAAATAAACTGTTTCTTTTTCTTTATCGTGATAAATTCCTTTGGCATTAAGTATTGCTATAATTACCGGCTTATCAAAACCCGCGTCTTTTAAAGCATCCTCTGACCACTCGCTGCTTTCTTTCTCATTTACAAATCCTCTCATTTTTCGCCTCCACCCTCTCCGCGCCTTCCGTTTTTTTGCTCCGGACTGCCCACCGGAGCCGTGCATTACCGGGCCTTGCGGCCCGTGGGTCTGCGTGTCTATATCGCCATTATCTGCGGATATACATCCGGGGAGCCGCCTATGCGATAACAGTCCTTATCGCCCCATGCGTCCGGGTTCATTTTCAACGTTTTCCCCCGCGAATGGCCGCCGAACTGCGACAGTATAGCCATATCCGCGTCATCGCGCCGCACGTCTATCACTATCCCGCTGTGTTTCGCGTATTCCCTGACCTCCACTGTCGTTATGCCCATGCGCTCGAGTCTTTTTCCAATTCCCCTGCTGATTTTTATTTTTCTCATTTTCCGCCTCCGCCCTTCCCGGGCCTTCCGTTTTTTATTTCTTATCCTTCATCCTACAGTATAATTATACAACCTCGCGGCAGATTTGTCAAGTATTATTTTGCCAGACACACTCTTTTTTTTATCTCAGTATATAGGAAAAGATTTTATAATATATCTACTGAGCAGTAATTACTTCCAGGTGTCTGGTCCACGTGTCAATCATTTAACAAACACCCGGGTTTGATTCTGTTGTGATATATATATATTTCACGAAAATCAACGAAAGCAAGTATTATATATAATAATATATATAATATATAATTCTATAAAAGTATAATAAAATATATATAATTCTAGAATTTAAAAAAATAATAAAAAACTCTTTAAAATAAAGACTGAATCACGCTCGCCTAGTCTATGAAATTACCTCGTTTAAACGTGTAAAGAACGCACCTTTTGGAGTGGCGCCAGTGATTGTATTAGGTGAATGAAATATATGGAGGTTTCTAGAGTATATGCCTCTATTTAGCGATATACGGCATTTTAAGAGGTTTGGAGGTTTTGTTATAGGTCTACTGAGCGAGGAACGTCTTGAAAGCTAGGAACTTGATTTTCCTCCATCATCTTTACTGCGATTTGTTGCGCGTTGCCAAGAAACTTTTCAAATATAAAGCCTGCCATTACTATATCGTCATGGACATCCTTTCCGAAATAATAAAACTGTCTTATGATTCTATCGGTAATGGCTTTGTCTTGGTCTGTCTTATAAGGGAGTTCCCACAAGCAATTTTCCACTGCCATATGTAAAACAGAGCTTTTTAATTTTAATCCAACTTTGTCTTGGTGAACGGTGACGCTCTTGTCAATTGGTAGATGTTTTACTTTTAATAAATAATCTGCAAACCAGCGTTGGAATTGATTGCTTTCAACCACCACCACATCTGGAGTAAAGGCATAATATAATTCCATTACTTTCTTTAATACTGCCGGAGCATCAAGACCGCGGTCTTCAAACAAATTCAGCAAAACTCTTTTGCCATTCCTTCTTATGCCAAAAGTTTTGCATACATAAAAATCTGAATCCTTCTCCGTGGCGCGCGCTTTGTCCTCTGTCGCTGCTAAATCCCAGGCTTGGATAACAACTCCAAACTCTTGTTTGTCTTTAAGGAAAGGAACATAACTTATATTTTTATTTGTTAATTTTTCTAAGTGCGCCATTTTGAAAGCCGCGGTCTCCTCTGATTGAATCTGGTTCCTATACTGCATATTAAACCAAGAATCATTTGCCATGATTGCTTTTCTGCTCATCAACTCATTATAAGACCGGCGCTCAAGCCAAATGGTTTCCTCAATATCGTTGCCATACTTGTCTTGCTTAATCCAATCATAGGAATCTATTTTGAAATCTCTTATAATAATATTTCCTAAGTCATCCTTATAAGAAAACTTTATTTTTTTCTTTTCATATCTATTTAATAAATCGTCCTCGTGGTATGAGGAATTAGTAAAGAACGCCGAACCCTTTGCTACCAGCGTTGGCATTACGGCGCTCATAACCCATTCAATTGTTTTATCTCGTTGGTATTGACTGCTTACATTTTCTAAATCGTGAATATCATCAATTGAAAGTTTTGTGGTTCTGCTTCCTATCTTTGCTCCTCTAACACCTGAACCCGCAACTGTTAAATTTTTTCTGTCAATGGCGCCTTCGACAATCCCGCCTTCCTCATAGCTCCATTTGATTCTTGGATTAGAAGGCTTGAATCTGCCGAAGTCATTTATTAATTTTTCATTCCCATCTAGCTCTAACATTACTGCACGCACGCAAGCAGCGCTGTCACCTGTCTGCTGAACCACCTGCCATTTGGTTTGTCTATCGTGCGCAATCCAATATAGTGGCGCCGCTTGACAGAATATGGTGGTCTTGGCTAATTCACGAGGAGCCTTCTCGCCTTTGATTATTGGTTCCCATCTCGCTCGCTCAATGAGTTTTGCCCAGTCTTTATGTATATGACAGAAAGGCAACGGAAACCAGTGTGGTAGGTAATACTTACAAAAAGCCAAAAAATTATTTTTTATAAATATTTTGAACGCTTGGTCCATCATAAAAAACACTTCCTTTTTTATGCTATAAAAAATGCCTCTAGTCTTTCAGGCGTTAGGTATTCGCACGCTTCTTTATATCCTAATTCAATATCCTCCTCCACGTGCGTACAGTCTAAAGAATCGTGCGGAATTGCTTTTGAAGGAAATCCTTCAAGCCATTCAACCGGTGGATACATTTTGGGATTGGCTTCTGTCAACTTGTCTCTCCAATATTTTGACTTCCAAACGTGTTCCTCAAAGACATCCATCACAGCAGGCAGCAATGCCTTCACAACATCAATCATTTTTATTTTTTTGCCATCATCTGCATCGGTCGGAAAAACAACAGGTATGGCAGATGATTTAATTAATCCTTTTTTAATATTGGCTTTCCCCTTTTTAAATAAATAGCGCTTCATTCTTTCCTTAGGAACATTGGGAGAAGTTCCAAGTATAATCACTTTAGTGGCGCCAAGCTCTAGAGCATCATCCACCGGGCAGTTGTCTCCAACGCCGCCATCGCAATCAGATTCGCCCAAATTAGTCGCCGTGGTTATCAGGTCAATTTTTAAATCAATATCAGCGCCAAATTCTTTCTCAAGCATAGCATATAATCCCTTAGGGTCCAATATAGATTGACTGCCCCACGCTGCTTGCCATACAACTGTAGGCGCATTGAGGTCTCTGTCATAAACATTTTCCTTCTTTTTAACTGTCAACCAAACGCTCATAGCGGCGTCCATATCATCAAGAAACTTTGCGACCAATCCGCCATTCAATGCGCCAACTGAGGTTGTAATAATTAAATCAATCAAATGCAATATGCGCAATTCCCAAAGTCTATAAAGCCATCCGAACTGATAAGGCCCAAACAATGCGCCGCCATTAAGGACCAACACTATTTTTTCCTTAATGCGCCTTGGCAAATAATCAGAAATTATATTTATTACTTTGGAGTCAATAGGTATTATGTTCATTTAACACCTCCATTTAATTTATTTTGAATGTCGCAAATATATTTTGTCCAGTTAAATTTATGACCCGGACAACTCTTCCAGGGCGCAAAATAACTATGCGGTTTAAGATTGATTATGGAAATATTATATTCCTTCATCAATCTCAAAGTTAAATCCACAAGCATATTATATTGCTCGTCCATAGGTTCTTTTATATCAAAATTACCTACTATACATATTCCAATTGCTTGTCCATTCAGCCCTGAACAATGAGCGCCGGGTTCATCAAGATTGCGCCCAGGTTTGGTTACTAAAATATTTTTGTCATATTCAATAATAAAATGGTATCCTATTTTCCTCCAAGGCTTTATAACGTATTTGCCTTTGTTGATTAATTCTAAGGCTTCTTTCTCTGAAATTATTCTGTCATTATAGCGAAAAGATTTATGGTATTTTTCAATCGCTGCAAAGTCATTCAAAAAAAGTCCATCCTCTGTTAAGCTATGATGGATAATTATATAGCGCCAATTTTTTTTCATTTGTTATACTCCTCCTTTATGATTTGTTAGGATAAAAAATACAAGGCTGCCTACTATACCGCCGCCGAAAAGAAAACTGAGCAGAACCAAAGCGCCTTCGATTCGATTCATTTTTTCCTTGAGACCTATCTTTCCATTGCCATAGACGCATTCGCAAAGTTCTTTTAGTGTATTGGCAACCGTCTCCACTCTGTCAATCAATGAAATAATTAATGCCTCTGACGCCCTCTTGCTCTGTTTTCTTTTCATAACCACTCCCCTATTCCTGTTATTTGAATTTGGTTACCTTCATATTCTTTTTTTCTAATGACTCCTAAAAATGTTCCAGATATGGTTGTATAGGTAAAATAATCAGCAAGCACAAAAGGCGCATTGCGTTTGACAGAGCAAACAAAAGAATTATATTTTTTCATTCCTATTTCCAAATGCTTTGCTGCGATTAACGCTGCCACTGCATCTGTCATATATATGCTATTACCTACGGAAAATTCTTGAATAATATTACCGTCTCCTACAGTAATTATTTCCTCATCCGCGGCCTTATCGTTCTTATATTTAAAATTTAATTGGTCAAAATAAAGGTCAGGCAATTCATCAATAAATGGCTTGCCTCCTTCGATAATATAAGGCTCCATATCTTTTGCAGTTAAAGGAAACGAAACAACGGGAAAGAATTTTATATTTAATCCGTCAAAATATATTCCTATTTTTAATAATTCACAAATAGAAAGCGCTAGCGCCATAATATTTTCGTCCTTGGAATCTGTATCTAAATAAATATTTATATCTTTAAAAAATGCTTTAACACCTACGGCGTTTATAATTGAGTATTGAGACGGAAGAAAATCCTCCAGCAAGGCTTTTAATATGTCCACTCCGTTCTTTGCTATCGTCTGAGCATAGGCGTTAAATGAAGTGGAAAGAGTATCAATAAAAGGAATTGATTGCAAATTAAAAAGTCCTGCTTGACAATCAATGGATTTTTTCCAAATCTTACCTTGGTAAATTGAAACATCTTTTTCGTTTTTTGCCTCTATTATATTTTCCGCGTGCTCAAATAAATAATTATACAACTTAATAGGCAAATAACTTTCTAGACCAGAGAAATTAAAATCCCATGAATCAATTATATTTAATTCCTCATTGAGAAAAAATCTTTCGGCTTGGTATTTTGTTATGTCCTTTCCGTTAAGAAAAAGACTATTCCTTTTTAAACTTGTCTGAGTTGTTAAGATATAATATTCAAAACCATCCGTAAGGGTTCCCGTGCTTGTGTCTGCATTTGTAATTGTAATATCCGAAAGTCCAGCGCTGTGAGCAGGCGTGGTGCAAGTGGCTTCGGTTGGCGAAACAATAACAACATTGGTTGCAAAAGCGCCATCAAAATCAAAGACCGCGCCTGCTAAAAAACCTGTTCCAATTATTGTTACCGACCTGCCTCCAACTGTGCTTCCTCTCGCTGGGTAAACACTTGTTATAGTTGGAAATGTATATTCAAATCCATTTACCTCGGTGACTGTTCCCGTGTCTGGATTAGTAATGACAACATCAACTAAGCCAGCGGCGTGTGCAGGTGTCTTACAAGTAATTTTTATGGCTGAGACAACCACAACATCTGTGGCGGGTGTTCCATCAAAATCAACCGTGGCGCCTGTTTGAAATTCTGTCCCGTCTATTTCGACATCCGTGCCACCAAAACCAGAACCTATAGCAGGGTCTATGTTTGATATTGTTGGGTCGCTTATTTTTAAAGTTTCAACTCCATTCCTTAAAACATCCGATATCACTATCCTATCAATACGTACCTCGGAATTTTTAATTCCACCAAAAGCCGGGTCATTACCTATGTGAAAACCGTCTGCTGAAACGGCAAAAACATTAGAAGTTACACTGTTTATTGTTATAGCTAAACTTCCGTTGACATAAACCAATAACTGGTCTGTATCCGCAGACCACTGGAATGATACGTGCTTCCAGCCAGGTCTATCACCCCAATCATATGAATATGTTCCACCGGTAGTAGTTAACGCTCGTACTTCAAAATAGTTGCCGTCACGTGGATTTATTACTAATGTATTCAGACCGCTTTCCCATGCTGACGACAAAATCGGTTCGTGAACATACCCGCCGTCAGCAGGCTTCCAAAACCATGTTTCAATTGTCCACTCGTCTAATGCCGCAAGAGCGGTTGCAAGCGTTGATGAAAAATCATATCTGTTTCCGTTTTCGGCGACAGAATAACTATAAGTACCATATTTAACAATGTCAGTTTTAAATAAT